GGAAGCTGAGGCCGGAGCGGTACAAAATACAGGTATGGTAACTGAGTATTTAACTGCCAACGTATCTAAGTACAGCGGTATGAACACTATTAGCGTAGAGCTATTAGAGCGTTCAGACCCTAATTTCTTTGCAGAATTAACAGCGCAACTACAAAACGCGTATTTAACTGCAACAGATACGGCAGTAGTAGCAGCTCTAACAGCCGGTGGACAGCAAGCTAACCCACAAGCTGCAACAAGTGCTGGCATTATTGCTTACACAGCTGAACAAACCGCTGCCGCCTATAAAGGTACTGGCTATTTTGCGCAAAATTATCTAGCTAATGCCTCTCAATGGTCTTTGCTAATGGGTGCAACTGATAACACAGGCCGCCCAATTTATAACGCTATCCAGCCAATGAACGCAGGCGGCGACGTTAGACCAACCTCAATTAGAGGTAACGTCTTAGGTCTAGACCTATATGTAGATAAAAATATGGTATCTGGCGTTATTGATGAGTCAGCCTTTATTATCGTGCCAGAGGCAGTAACCGTTTATGAAAGCCCACAGGCTTATATGAGCGTAAACGTGGTATCAAATCTACAGGTACAAGTAGCTATCTATGGCTTTATGGCCACGCTAGTTAAAATGCCTGCCGGTATCCGTCGTTTTAACTTAACCTAATAAATAACTAATAGTCTGGCAGGGCCTTAGCCCTTTGGCTCTGCCAGACCTACAAAGAAAGGTACAAATATGCCGGCTACTTACGTTACAGCTGCTACGTTAAAAGCATCTTTAGGCGTTGGCACTTTGTACGATTCTTACACTTGGATAGAGGACACCTGCCAAGCTGCCCAAGATTTAATTAACGGGTTTTTATGGTTTGACTCTGCACCGGTGGTGGGAACTGCATTAGTAAACAATGTAGCTACCGTGATGATAGCCAACCCCGGCCTGTTTACTACTGGGCAATCCGTTACCGTAACCGGGGCTGGCGCTACTTTTAACGGCACTTATACAATTACTGGCACAGTACCGTTTAGCGCGGGTACTACTAATTTATTGCCAGCGTTTAATTTTCAGCTTAACTATTACCAATACCCACAGGGTTACAGCTTTATACAATATGCAAAAACGGCAGCTGACCAAAACTTTAGGCGCGTAGTACCTAGCGGCACTATGACGGGTGATGATACAAAGACGGCTACCTACGCTAATACACCTGCTATAAACGCAGCTGCACTTATGTTAGCTGAGAATATCTGGACTAGCCGTTTTAGCACACAAAACGGCGGCGTAAGCGTAGACGGTTACAGCCCTAGCCCTTTTAAGATGTCTAATACTTTAATGGCATCTATACGCGGTTTGTTAGCACCGTACTTATCGCCTAACGCTATGGTGGGATAATGCCAGCCGCCATAACTACACTACGCAGCACTATAGCCGCTGCCTTAGCTAATAATGCTGTTTGGAGTACTTTTAGTTTTCCACCTAGCACAATAGTAGCTAACAGCGTAGTAGTAGCCCCGGCTGACCCTTATTTAACCCCTAGCAATAATGCACAAGCAACAATAGCGCCGCTAGCTAATTTCAAAATAATTATGACCGTGCCAATGTTTTCTAATGAAGGCAACCTACAAGGCATAGAAGATACGATAGTAGCGGTGTTTAATAAATTAGCCGCTAGCTCTATCGTTTTTAATGTTACCGCTGTAACTGCACCTAGCGTTTTAACGTTACCTAGCGGCGACTTACTAACAAGTGATTTACAAATATCCGTACTAACGAGCTGGAGCTAAAATGGCACTAACAGATGAAGAAAAAGCGTTTTTAATCAAAATAGGCCAAGAATTGCCTAAAGAGGTTAAAGATACAAAGCAAAAAGCAACAGAAACACCGACAACAGAAAACGAGGCATAACCAATGGCAATTTTTCTTTCTAACGGCGTAGAAGTTACGCTGAACGGCGTGGTGCTATCAGACCACGTTACTAGCGCAACTATTAACCGTAGCTTTGATGAGCTAGAGGTAACAGCTATGGGCGATACCGCACATAAGTTTGTTAAAGGTTTAGAGGCCAGCACTATTACGCTTGATTTTCTTAATGATAATGCCGCTAGCGGTGTAGGCGCGGTACGCGCTGCGTTGCAAGCTGCGTGGGGTACTACAGTAACTCTAATTTTAAGACAAACAAGCGCGGCTACTAGCACTACTAACCCGCTTTATACCACTACTGTACTTGTAAACAATACAACCGACATAAACGGCGCTGTGGGCGATATTGGAACACAGAGCATTACATTTACCTGTAACTCACCTATCGTTATCACAACAGCACCGTAAACTAAACAAAGGGGCACAAAATGGCAAAACTTAAAATAACAAGGGCAGACGGCAGCGTAACCGAGCATAAGATTACGCCCCGTATTGAGTACGCCTTTGAGCTGTATGCAAAGAAAGGTTTTCACAAAGCCTTTAGAGATGATGAAAAACAGAGTGACGTTTATTGGCTTGCTTGGGAGTGTTTACGCACAAGCGGGGAAGCCGTAAAAAGTTACGGGGCAGATTTTCTAGAAACCTTAGCTAAAGTTGAGGTACTAGATGATGACCCTTTGGAATAGTGGGGCGCGGTAGCTTTGGCTATCTAATCGCACAAGTGGCGGTAGAAACAGGCATAGCGCCCCAGTATTTATTAGATTTAGATGAAATTATGTTTAGTAATATATTAAAAGTTTTAACAGATAAAGCTAAGGCGGTGCAAGATGCCAACAGAGTTAAGAGGCGCTATTGAAGCGCGCAAAGCATTACGCAAGTTTACGCCAGAATTATCTAAAGAATTGCAAAAAGAAATGGTGGCTTTATTAAAACCTATAGTCACAGTTGCCCGCGGTTTTATACCTGCTACTGTTTTAAGCGGGTGGAGTAAGGCAGAGGCTAGCGATACTAAATATAGACAATTTCCAAGATTTGATGCAGCTGCCGCTAGGAGAGGCATAGGTTATAGGACAGCGCCTAGTAAAGTTAATAGAAACGGTTTTAGAGCTTTAGCGCGTATAGCTAACGTAAGCGCTGCCGGTGCTATTTATGAAACTTCCGGGCGGCTTAACCCACAAGGCAGACCACAAGGGCCTGTAGTAGACCGTTATATAAATGGCGTATACGACAAGACCACGGCAACCGGTAAACAATATTCTAAGAGCTTGAACCCTAACGCTGGTAAACAGTTTATAGATGCCCTAGATGCCACAGGTAAAATAGTAGATGCTAATAATCAAACAGGCGCGGGGCGTAGGTCTAGAAAGATGAGAGGCCGGGCTATCTATAGAGCGTGGGCTGAGGACGGCGGCAAGACTAACGCAGCTGTAATTAAAGCTATAGAAAAAACCAAAATTATATTTAATAATAATTTTAAGTCGGTGGCATAATGGCTGTAGACCCACAAGTAGTAGTAAATATAGCCTCTGAGTTTACAGGCAAAAAAGCGTTTACACAGGCAGAAACAGCAACTACTAAACTTAGTAAAACTACAAAAAACTTAGGCAAAACTTTAGCAAAAACTTTTAGTGTAGCTGCTGTTTTAGCGTTTGGTAGAGCAGTAGCTAGGGCGTTTAGTGATGCACAAAAAGAGGCTGCATTATTAGCCAATAGTTTAGACTCAATAAACCTAGCGTTTGCTGCACCGTTTATAGGACAATTTATAGACAAACTAGCTTTAGCTACAGGCAAGGCAGGCGGCGATTTAACTAATGCGTTTATAAAATTATCACAAGCTACAGGTGATGCAACTACAGCACAAAAATTATTACAGACAGCCTTAGACATAAGCGGAGCTACAGGCAAAGATTTACAAAGCGTAAGCGTAGCTTTAGGTAAAGCATTTCAAGGTGAAACTACAGCGTTAGCAAAATTAGGCATAGGTTATACAACAGCAGAATTACAAGGCGTAAAGTTTGATGAATTATTAAAATTACTAAATAGTAGGTTTGGCGGCGCAGCTGCTAAAGCTGCCGACACTTATGCAGGTAAGTTAGCAAGAATAGGACAAGCGGCAGATTTAGCTAAAGAAAAAATAGGTGAAGGTTTTGTAGATGGGCTTGAAGAGTCAGGCGTTAGCGTTGAAGAGTTTCAAGAAGCAATAATAAACTTGGGTACAAATATAGGCAGAGCTTTAGGTAAAATTACAGCGTTTGCAGGTAAAATAGGTGAAGAGTTTGATAAATTAAAAGATAATCCAGTAATTGCTTTAATGTTAAAAATCTCAGAAACTATAGGAGCATTAAGAGGCTTAAAAACTCTCGGCGGTTTATTTGATTCTGGCCCAGCTGATGACCCTGCAAAAATACGCTCTGCTGCACGTCTTAGACGTCAAATCTATAGACAAGAACAAGAAAATCTTAAAAAAAATCTAACATTAACAAAGGCATTAACTAAAGAAAAGAAAGACCAATTAGCCTTAGATAAGGCTGCCCTAGCTTTAGGCAAGGGTGAAGGTATATTTGACCTAGATAAAATACAGGTACAGGCAGCGTTATTAGCTAAGCAAGATGAAATAAACAGGCTAGGCGTAAATGCTACAGACCAGCAAAAACTACAGCTAGCTAATGACCTAACACGCCTATCTATTAAGAAAACTATGGCAGAGCTTGAAGAAGCTATAGCCGCCAAAGATGTAGAGGCTGCTACACGCCTTGCTAAGAAACTTAATTTAGACTTAGCAATACTAGGCGCTTTGCAGGGGCAAGAGTTTAAGTTACAAGACATAAATGATATTTTAGAAAAGTTTAAGCCTAAACAGCTTATAGATTTAGATAACTTAAATGAAGCATTATTATTACTTGGTAAAATGGCAGGCTTAAAAATAAACCCTAATTTAGGCGCTACACCTATTACACCTATTACACCGATTACACCTATTACACCTATTACTCCTAATGTACCGGCTAAAGTGCCTGCTACTAATGTGGCTGGACAGATAGCAACACTAACTAACTTACGAGCTGCTACTAGCACAGGTACGGGTATTAACTTTTTATTAAAAGAGCAAATAGATACGCTTACAGATGCTATGAGTACTAACGCCCTAAATGCGCTAGGTGATGAACAAGCAAGGCTAAGAGCTATGGGCATATTTGATACACCGGGTATAGGCGCGGGCTCTACTTTTGACCCTGCCCGTTTCCGTATGGCAGATAACATAACGGTAAACGTAAATGCAGGTGTAGTAGGTAGTGAGGACACAATAAGCCTAGCCGTACAAAGAGCTATATTAGACCTAGAGCGTAAGGGCGACCCGTTGCGTTACACCGGTGGGCTATGACCCTGCCAATAATAAACGCTATTATTAACTTTAGTACTGGCCCTAGCTTTGCTCAAGCTATGATTTTAGGTGAGGGTATATTAGATACAAATATATTAAGCGATAGCGCGGCAGTAATTGTAGACGTGTCGGACGTAGTGGACTCAATACAAACCAATAGAGGCCGTAACCCACAGGCTGACCAATTTCAAACAGGTACGCTAACTATGCGTATCGTAGACCAAAACGGCAATTTTAACCCACAAAATCCTAGCGGCAGTTTTTTTGGCTTGCTTGACCCTATGCGTAAAGTAGCTATATCGGCTACTTACAACAGCGTTACTTACCCTATTTTCAGCGGTTTCATTACTAGCTATAACACTACTACGCCTAAAAATGCGTTAGACGTTGTTTATACCACAATAACGGCGGTAGATGCGTTTAGACTTGCTCAAAATGCACAAATAGCTACAGTTACAGGGGCTACCGCGGGCGACTTATCCGGCACACGCATTAACCAGATTTTAGACCAGATAGGTTGGCCTACCTCTATGCGTGATGTAGACGCTGGGCTAAC